AGAGTTCGTAACCTACTGGATGGCTGAAGGCAATGTGATGCAACACGTGCAGTGGGAGCAGAAGTTTGCCCGACTGCTGATCAACAGGAAAAACAGGGCGGCAGGAAAGCGCGGTGAGAACCCTGATGGCGACGTACCACACTGGAACAGCCCTGAAGGATGGAAGGATTTCTTATGAATAACGTCTTTGCAGCAGTGCAGAACCGTGACGCTTGCGCTATGGCCCGGATGATGGGGCCTGATCACCACCACCACGACCAGCAGGAAAACGTGGTTAACATCACCGCAGAGCGTCTCGTTGACGCCCTGTTCAAGCAGCTTAAGCAGCTCTTCCCGGCAGCTGAGCAGACCAACCTGAAGACCGTACAGCAGGAGACAGACGCTAAGCGCCAGTGGATCGCGGCGTTCGCCGAGGGTGGCATCCGTACCAGGGAGCAGGTATCGGCAGGCATGCGGCACGCACGCGCCAGCGAATCACCGTTCTGGCCGTCGCCCGGGCAGTTCATCAAGTGGTGCAAGGACAGCAAGATGGTGCAGGGGATCAGCATCGAGGACGTGATGGGGGAGTTTCACCGCTACGCCCGCGAGAAGAGCATGCAGCCAGGCGGCCCGGAACACTTCCCGTGGCGCCACCCGGTCATGTACTGGATTGTGTGCGATACCCGGCGCGCGATGTACCAGCGGCAGCTGAGCGAGGCAGAAGTCGAGAAGCATGCGCGTAAGCTCCTGGATGAATGGGCGTCGAAGGTGGCGGCCGGTCACCAGATCCCCGACCCGGTGCTGAGCATCCAGGCAAAGCCGGAGCCGATAACCACGCCACCTGATACCGGCGGGAACGCCTACCACCAGCCCGGGCGAAGTTTCGGATGTATGCCGAACGCCGCCACCCTGGGAGGGCTAACCCCGGCGCAGTGGCTCATGGAGGAATACAGGCGAGGGAAGGCAGCAGGACTCATCAAGTAATACCGGCGCGACAGCGCATTTTTTTACACCTTAATAATTACCTGCAAGGTAACAAAATATGCGCATAGCTATTGATTTTAATTCGTATGTGGATTTTAATTACCTGAGAGGTAAGCGATGAAAAAGCAGTTGCAGGCTCTGGGCAGACTCAAGTCCGGCCAGATGAACAAAACCGAGGAGTCGTACCGCCAGCACCTTGAGCTGCGTAAGCACTCCGGGGAAATCGCCTGGTACCGGTTCGAGGGAATTAAGCTGCGGCTGGCTGACAACACGTTCTACACGCCTGACTTTGCAGTGATGCTCACCACTGGCGAGATGGAACTGCACGAGGTGAAAGGTTTCTGGACAGACGACGCCAGGGTGAAAACCAAAGTCGCCGGCGATCAGTACCCGTTCCGCATCATCGGGGTAACTGTAAAGCCGAAGAGAGCAGGCGGGGGCTGGAAGGTCGAAGAGTTCTAAATCGACGATCCTTTTTGATATCAACGTAATCAATAACTTAAACGGGTAAGCGGGGGTAAAGATGGGAACGGTTATCAATCAGTGCCTGGCATCAGTCAGGGGCGGGAGAGCATCAGCATGAACGTACAGCGTTACGAACTCGAGATTTATCATTGCAATGGCGGGGAGATGCTTGTCAGCGAGACCGGCGATTACGTATCCCACGATGACTATGCCGCTCTTGAGGCCAAATGCGCGGCGCTGGCCGCTGAGAATGCAGCGCTGAAAGAATCGGAGCGTGAGTTCGATAAGACGTGCGCCGAAGAATTCGGCTCTGACTGGGTTAGCGAGTTAACAGAAACCCAAGCCACCGACGCCTTCCTTGCTGAAGCGCGGGCGCAGGAGTCTAAACGGATATACGAAAGCATACTGGACAACCCGGCCGTAACTGACATGGGGTCGCTTGTTGATTGGCTTGAGCAAAATGCCAATGACTCCGTCGCGTTCGCCGCCCAACTTCGCCAGGAGGCCGCCCAATGAGCAACATCAACAAACAGGCGCTGCGTGAAGCGGCGCAAAAGGCCACGGCGCTCAATCTTGATACCGCTCAAGTGAAGCGCGGAAATGATGGATATCTTGAATGCCCATGCTGTGAGGGCGCTGGCTACGTGGAAGAGGAAAACGACTTCTGCAATATCGACGGCGTGGCGCTCGGCGTTCAGTTCTACGGCATTGGCGAGCATCACGGATTGGCTGAGTCATATCTCAGAGCAGCAAACCCCGCCACCGTGCTGGCCCTGCTGGATGAGCTGGAAGCCGCAGATGCGCTGAATAAACATTTGGAGTTAGCAATCCGAAAAGCTGAAGGTTGTAGCGAGGCGTTAAGGAGAAAAGCCGAAGCCGCAGAGAGCCGGGTCGATGAGCTGGAGGCGCGGGAGGTTGTTCTCCCTCAGCGGATTAGCATGGAAGGCGGGGCGTACTGCACCGCTCACGCTCGCTATCAGGCCGTCTAAAACCAGCGTACTCTGCGTCTCGTTCTGCGGTCGTGTGCAGTTCGCCGTGCAGCGCGGCGAAGCGCTGATTGTCTCAGAAGGTGAGGCGGTGGAAGGCGAGGCGCTGGACGACGTGACCGTGATGGGGGTGGTGACCTTCCTGATTAACCGCGCGCCGGGCTCTGAATCTTACGATCTGCCAGTCATGTAACATCTCTTCTGCGGGCATGATAGTATTACCACAACGGTAATAATTACTCTGGTGGTAACAATGCCCGCAGCAACCAAACCGCATAAACGCAAATCAACGCAGTATAAGCCCCTCACAGCGATGCAGGAGGCTTACTGCCAGTCCTACATCAAATATCCAGAAAACCAGTCTCAGGCGGCGATAGACGCAGGATTCTCGCCCAATACCGCAGCCGTCAAAGCCAGCGTGATGATGCGCGATGAGCGTATCCAGAAACGAATCGCCGAACTGATGGAGGAGCGCAACAAGCGCCTGCGCGTCAGCGCCGATTACGTGCTGCTGCGCCTGGTGGAAATCGACCAGATGGACGTGCTGGATATTCTGAACGATGACGGCAGCCTGAAGCCGATCAGCCAGTGGCCGAAGATATGGCGCACCACGCTAAGCGGGTTCGATCTCTCCTCGACCATCATCAACATGAACGAGGATGCGATAGAGAACATCCTGAAAAAAATCAAATGGCCGGACAAGGTGAAGAACCTCGAGCTGATCGGTAAGCACGTCGATGTAATGGCGTTCAAAGAGCGTCTGGAGGTTTCTGGCAGCATCACCATTGCCGACCGCATGGCCGCCGCCCGTAAGCGCGTCAAAGAGCAGGCAGGTGGTGGCGAATGACCGATGTCGTGCTGTCGCCAGAAGAGCAGCTCGTCGAGGATATCGCCGGGTTTACCCATGACCCGCTGGGCTTCGCGATGTACGCGTTCCCCTGGGGTGAGGCTGGCACTGAACTGTCGCACGCCAGCGGCCCCCGTAAGTGGCAGGCTGACGCGTTTCGGGAGATAGGCGAGCACCTGCAGAACCCGGCAACCCGTCATCAGCCGCTGATGCTGGCCCGGGCATCCGGACACGGGATCGGGAAAGCTCTGAGGCCTGATGATGTTGTCCCTACGCCGGAAGGGTTGCGATGCGTGTCAGATATCAGGCCTGACGATGTCCTGTTCGGTGAGGGCGGGGAGACCGTTAAAGTGCTTGGCACCCAGCATTATGATGCCTGCCCATTTTATCGAGTGACCTTCTCTGATGGCACCGCAGTAGACGTGTCATCTGGGCATCTCTGGAAGGTCCGCGGAAGAAACTCAAGAAGAACCGGATCGGGTGAATGGGAAGTAGTGGAGACGATCGACATTCTTGAGCGTGGAGTTAAGCGCCGAAATGGCACTTCCATGGCGCGGCAATGGGAGATCCCTGCATCACCTCGAGTGGTTTATCCGGTCAGGGCGCTGCCAGTTGACCCGTATACTTATGGGGTTTGGCTTGGTGATGGCGATAAGGCCTGTGGAAGAATTACCAATATCGATTCTGAGGTATGGGAAAATATTGCTTATCCAACACGGGTGGATGGGAAAACCAGAACAGCCATCGGGCTCAAGGTGGATCTGGTTAATGCTGGCCTGCTTGGATGCACCGCATATAACGCCAGCGTTGATCGCCGCTACATTGAGTCTGAGCAGCGACTGCAAGTTCTTCAGGGGCTACTCGATACAGATGGCTGGGTTGAAAAGGCGTGTGGTGGTGCTGCGTTTGCGTCTGCATCAAGGCAGCTCACCAGAGACGTGATCGAAATCGCGCGATCACTTGGACTTCGCGCGCGAAACGAAAAGTTTAAGCCGAATAAATTTGCTGGCAGTTGGTCGACTCATATCACCTGGGATGGAGAAACACGGTTATTTAGAATCGACAGGAAGCAGCAAAAGTTAGTGGCCGCTGAGAAACGGTACACCACAAAGTGGATTGAAAGTATTGAGCCGACAGCGGAAGGGCCTGGTATTTGCTTTGAGGTTGACGGTGGTCTTTTCCTCACCAGAGATTATAGCGTCACGCATAACAGCGCGTTTATCTCGATGCTCATCAACTGGGGCATGGCCACCTGCGAGGACTGCAAGGTGGTGGTGACCGCCAACACCGACAACCAGCTGCGCACCAAGACCTGGCCGGAAATCATCAAGTGGTCAACGCTGGCGATCACATCCAGCTGGTTCACCCCCACCGCCACCGCACTGTACAGCAACGATACGGGGCACGATAAGCGCTGGCGTGCTGACGCCATTCCGTGGTCTGAGCACAACACCGAAGCGTTCGCCGGCCTGCACAACGAGCGTAAGCGCATCATCGTGGTGTTCGACGAAGCGTCCAACATTGCCGATCTGGTCTGGGAAGTTGCCGAAGGTGCGCTGACGGACGAGGACACAGAAATTATCTGGGTGGCGTTCGGGAACCCGACGCGTAACACTGGTCGTTTCCGTGAGTGCTTCCGCAAATACAAGCACCGCTGGAAGTGCGCCCAGATCGACAGTCGCACGGTGGAGGGCACCAACAAACAGCAGTTGCAGAAGTGGGTTGACGACTACGGCGAGGACAGCGACTTCGTGAAAGTCCGTGTGCGCGGGGTATTCCCTGATGCCTCTGAACTCCAGTTCATCCCGACCGGCCTGACCGATGAGGCAATGAAGCGGGTGGTGACCGCCGCCCAGGTAGCACACGCTCCGGTGATTATCGGCGTTGACCCGGCGTACTCAGGTGTGGACGACGCGGTGATATACATGCGCCAGGGCCTGCACAGCAAAGTGCTCTGGACGGGCAGCAAGACCACCGATGACCTGATCATGGCGAAGCGCATAGCTGACTTCGAAGACCAGTATCAGGCTGACGCTGTATTCATCGACTTTGGATACGGTACCGGGCTGAAATCCATCGGTGACGGCTGGGGCCGCACATGGCAACTGGTGCCGTTCGGCGGTG